GACGATTATTTAACCAGAGTTGGTGATTTAGTTTATCTAAAAGATTATATCGATAAAGAAAAAATATCTCTGTAATTCATACATATAGTAAAGGAGATTCTAATGCCACAGCCTAGCACAAGAGAAGAACTAAAGCAGTATTGCCTCCGTAAATTGGGTGCGCCTGTTATAGAGATCAATGTAGATGATTCTCAGTTGGAAGATCGTTTGGATGAGGCTATAGAATTATACACAGAGTATCACTATGATGGTGTAGAGAGAAGATACTACAAATATCAGGTAACACAAGATGATATTGATAGAGCCAACGGTGATCTGAATGGTGGTTATATATCCACTAATGGGATAGATCCAAGTATAGTCAGCATCGTAAGATTATTTCAGTTTTCTGAAAGCACTGTAAATTTGTTTGATGTTCGATACCAAATGTCACTAAATGATTTTTATGGTATCAGAACAGGCATGGGTAATATGCACAATTATGTGATAACAAAAAATCACCTATCCATGCTTCAACAATTATTAGATCCAGAAAAAATGATCCGGTTTACCCGAGTAACTAATAAATTACATGTTGACATGAACTGGGAAGAAGATGTCACAGCAGGCGATTTTTTAGTTTTCGAGTGCTATTCAGCATTGGATCCAGAAACATACACCGAAATATACAAAGACAAATTCTTAAAAAGATATGCGACGGAACTTTTCCGATATCAGTGGGGTTCTAATTTATCAAAATACGATGGTATACAACTACCGGGTGGAGTTCAGTTCAATGGTAGACAAATTATGGATGATGCTAGACAGAACTTAGATAAAATAGAAGAAGAAATGTCTCTCCGTTACGAACTTCCGATAGACTTTATGACGGGATAATAAATGGCAAAGAATAGTTACTTCAAAGATGTCAATTCGGAAAATGATCTTCTGAATGATCTGACTATCGAAACCATCAAGATACATGGTAGAGATATGGTTTACATTCCAAGAACGCTTGTAAACGAAGACAGATTGTTTTCAGAGGATACCATATCAAAATTTGAAAACGGTGTAGAGATTGAAATGTACATAAACTCTATCGATGGTTTCGGTGGAGATGGTGACTTTATCAGTAAATTCGGATTGGAAATACGGGATTCAGTAGAACTTATTGTCTCAAAAAAGAGATTTGATGAGTCATTCTCCCATGACGAAACTATAGTGAGACCTAGAGAAGGAGATTTAATTTTCTTCCCTTTGTCTAAAGGTTTGTTTGAAGTTAAGTTTGTAGAACACGAAAACCCATTCTACCAGCTAGGAAAATTATACACATTTAAATTATCATGTGAACTCTTTGTTTATAGCAACGAAGACATTGATAGTGGATTTAGTGAATTGGATAGTTTAGATGACGATGCTAAGACTTTGGCTGTCGATCTGAGTTTAGGATCACTCGTGAGTACCTCTACTGATTTCTTTAATGGGGAGACAGTATATCAAGGATCATCATTGGCACTTGCGACTGCCACTGCTGTCGTGGTAGATTGGGATTCATCCACCAAGATTCTTCGTATTGACGAGATTAAAGGTAGAGTAGATCCAAACGCTGATTCTCTGGTAGATAATGTTTCTGCATTCTCGACAGGTACAAATGTCAAGGGAGAAACATCTACTACTGAATATGCACTGTCCTCCAAGGCAACATCGGATCTCATCGTTTCCGATGATAAATATGATGACAGTTCAATTATAGATCTTACGGTTGATGAAGGAACTATTATCGACTTTACAGATAAAGATCCGTTCAGTGAGGGAGGTTACTAGAAAATGTTTGGACACTTCTATCACAACTCCGTAAGAAAATTAGTTGTTGCATTCGGAACACTATTTAATGAAATTGATGTAAAGAGATACAATGCAGATGGTTCAGTGAAAGAAACTATCCGTGTCCCAATTGGATATGGACCTAAAGAAAAGTTTCTAGTAAGATTACGTCAAGCCAGTTCGATAGATGATGGTGTAAAAGTTAGAGTAACTGCTCCGAGACTTTCCTTTGAAATGTCTGGATTTAATTATGACTCAACAAGAAAAAGAAACACCTTATCTAAGAGAATTGCAACAGGCGCTACAAACGAAGGAACCCATCTAAGAAGGAATTTTGCAGAGGTTCCTTATAATTTTGAATTTTCACTATCAATATTTGTTAGACATATGGATGATGGTCTTCAAATAGTCGAACAAATTCTACCGTACTTTACACCAGAATTTATAGTAACACTAAACAACAACGATCTTAATAAGTCTGTAGATGTTCCTATAGTACTTTCTAGTGTTTCTCAAACCGCAGAATATGATGGTGATTTAGAAACCGGCAGACTTATTACTTTTGATTTGAACTTTACCGCTAAATCTTACGTATACGGACCAATCAAAGAATCTAAAGTTATTACTCAAACAATCACCACATTCTTCAATTCAGATTTCACATCTACAGGTGGTGTTACTGGTTCGACTGCCGCTTTGTCCAGAATAGATGTAGGTGTAACGGGACCATGCGGAGGAGATTCAAACCTTGTAACAGGATTCTCTGCTGATACTACTATTTTCGTTAGTGGCTATACAGCAGGCATGACAGGAGGACCAGGTATAGATGTTCTTGGTAATACAATATGACAAAAAAATCAATCAGTGATAAGATATCAGAAGCACTTGATATCGAAACTCCAGTATCAAAAACCGACATTGAAATTAAAAAACCTAAAGAAATTGAAGTATCACCCGATGACGATCTAAATAAAGATTATATCTCAGTCAGACGTAATCTCAAAGATCTAATTCAAACTGGTACAGGAGCAATTGATGGTATTCTAAACGTGGCATCAGAGGGTGAACATCCGCGTGCATACGAAGTTGCTGCACAACTTATCAAAGTAGTAACGGATACCAATAAAGAATTAATGGATCTTCATAAGAAGGTAAAGGACATACAAAAAGATGATGTCAAATTAACCCAAAATAATACTACAAATAATGCGATATACGTGGGATCAACCAATGATCTTCAATCTCTGATAAATCAGGATAGAAGTCAAGCCAAGAAGAAATTAAAGAATGAAGAGGATATTATAGATCAATGAGTGAAGGTTACCTTGGTAATAAGAATTTAAAAGCAGCAGGAAAAAACGTAGAATTTACTAAAGAGCAGGTCGAAGAGTACATGAAATGTGCTAAAGATCCTGTTTACTTTATTAAAGAATATGTTCGTATTGTATCTCTTGACGAAGGGCTTGTTCCCTTCGGAATGTATGATTTCCAAGAAGATATGGTAAGGCAGATTCACGACAATAGATTCGTAATCGCAAAATTACCTCGACAGACTGGTAAGTCAACCACAGTTATATCTTACTTACTCCATTACATTCTGTTTACTCAGGATGTCAATGTTGCTATTCTTGCTAACAAATTAGCCACTGCAAGAGAACTCTTACATAGATTAAAGTTAGCATATGAATATCTTCCACCTTGGATGCAACAAGGTATTGTAGAATGGAATAAAGGGTCGATTGTTCTCGAAAATGGATCCAAGATTCTAGCATCAGCTACGTCTTCAAGTGCAGTTCGTGGTGGATCATTCAACATGATCTTCCTTGACGAATTTGCGTTTGTTCCTCAAGGGGTGGCAGAAGAGTTCTTTAGTTCAGTATATCCAACCATTACATCTGGACAGTCAACTAAAGTTCTAATCATTTCAACGCCAAAGGGGTTGAATATGTTTTATCGTTTCTGGAATGATGCGGTAAACAAAAGAAATGATTACGTTCCTATTGAGGTACATTGGTCTGCGGTTCCGGGTAGGGATGAAAAATGGAAAGAACAGACTATAGCAAACACATCAGAGGAGCAGTTCCGGGGTGAGTTTGAATGTGACTTTATTGGTTCGTCTTCTACTTTGATTTCAACGTCTAAACTTAAATGTCTATCATACCAGAATCCAATAGTTTCAAATGATGATGGTTTATCGTTATACGAAAAACCAAAAAAGGGTAGAGTCTATATCACTACCGCAGACACATCCCGTGGGCAAGGAAAAGACTACAGTGCCTTTGTTGTATTTGATGTGACAGAAATGCCATATAAAGTGGTTGCTACCTATAGAAACAATACGGTATCTCCTATGCTGTATCCAACAGTTATCCACAGCTTATGCAAACAGTATAATGACGCACACTGTTTAATAGAAATTAATGATATTGGTGGTCAAGTGGCAGACATTCTTCATGCAGAACTAGAATACCCAAACCTCATAACAGTGCTTGTGAAGGGTAGAAAAGGACAAATTGCTTCTTGGGGTGGTTTCGGTGGTAGTTCTCAAATGGGCATACGTCAAACCAGTGTAACGAAGCGTGTGGGATGCTCAACGCTAAAAAGTTTGATTGAGGAAGACAAACTTATAGTTAATGATATGCATATAATGGAAGAGTTGTTTTCATTTATATCTAAGCGACATTCCTATGAGGCTGAAGACGGACATCATGATGATCTAGTTATGTGCCTAGTTATGCTTGGATGGTTGACCACACAGTCCATGTTCAATGAGTTTATCGAGGGATCATTCAGAGAAAACCTTTACGAAGAAAAGATAAAAGAACTAGAGGAAGAAATGACACCCTTCGGGTTTATGGACGGTGACATAGAAGAACAATCATTCGTAGATGATGAAGGAGATCGCTGGTATATCGATAAAGATGAGGATAACTCATTTACATGGTGAACTTACCTAAAATGATAAATAACTTTGATCCGTTTAAATGATGATAAAACAGACAGACGGTCTTATCAAAGGAGATTAATATGGGATTTCAAGTCAGTCCAGGCGTTAACGTCAGTGAAATCGACCTGACAACAATTGTCCCAGCGGTTGCCACCACATCAGGAGGCATGGCTGGTGTTTTTCAGTGGGGACCTGTAGAGGAAATTACGCTTGTTGATTCAGTAAATGCACTAAAAAGCAAATTTGGCGGTCCCGACGCCGATACATACGAATACTTTTTCACAGCAGCAAACTTCTTGGGATATGGAAACAATCTCCAAGTAGTAAGATCTACTGGTAGCACTGCGAAT